AGACCACCAAACATACCGATCAGCAGGTCATCGAAGTTACCGAAGTACAGGTTACCAGCAGTAGCCTGATTAGAAACGATACCACGATAGCCATTGATGCTGCCGCCTGGCTCTACAACGAACTGAGCAGTGTTAGNAGCTTTCTCAGTAGTTTTCAGAGCGCCGTACATTGAAGCAGGCATGATGTAAGACAGGTTGCCCAGAAGAGCATTGTCTTCTGCAACAGCAGTCTCCAGAGTAACAACTTCAGCAAAAGTAGGGTTAGCTGCTGCGAAGTTAGTTACCTGGTTAACACCAGTTTGATTCAAGATACCGGTAGGCTGACCAGAAGAACCAGTGCCTTCCAGACCAGCTTTGTCGATTGCGATAGCAAGAGCGCGGCTCAGGTCATCACGGATCAGTCCTTCTACGTCTAGGCTAGACTGAATCAGAAGTTGACGAGTAACGTCAGTGAAAGCACCGAGAGTCTTAGGAGCCAAAGACACCTGACCAACAGTCATTTCAGTTTCAGTTGCATCGCCGCCCTCTGTACCAATCCAAGCAGCAGTAGATGCAGTAGCTTTTCTAGGTATCTTAACGTCTCCACTCAGACCACCCAGCATGCGAGCGCCAGCCTGCATAACAGATGATTGATTGCGAAGTGCGTCAATGAAGTCACCACCACGGAAGTCATCACTAAACAGAGCAGAATCATCTGCGCTGTTCATGTCACGCTTCCAAGTACGCAGAACTTCAGCAGGAAGCATAATGCCCTGTGCAGTTGTGCCATACTGGTCAGCAGCAGCTCGTGAACACTCAAACTCAAACGCAGCAGCTTCTTGAGCGCGACGATCAGTTGGGTTAGCCAGAGCATTTACAGCACGGGCCAAGCTGAACTTCTTAACTTCTTGTTTGGTCATACCAACTTCCTGATCTTCCAGGGCGCGTTGTGAACCAATGTTTTCTAAAAGCTCACCACGAAACTCTTCGATAGAACGACCTTCAGCGATTGCTTTACGGGCCATTTCACCTTGATTGTGGCGAGAACCAAGCTCAACGATTTGAGCGGCGTTACGTTGTGCGGATTGCTGTGCTTCAGCTTTAACCGCTTCAATATCAACTTCTGACATTTTATTTTCCTCAACAAATGAAGTTTTAATTACGGGTTTGTGTGAAGGTTCGCTCGACCGTCCAACGCCAACTGTCATATCGGCAGGAATAGACACCAAACTTGCTTCTACGGGCTTCCATGACGAGGCACGGTATGTCTCTCGATCATTTCTATCCCGATCCATCTTGCTGATAGAATAGCCAACTGAAATGTTAGCCTTAATCCCATCAACTACATCCGAGAACGCCTCACGGGCAAGTTCACCTTTTCCAAAGCGAACNTTAGCGCGCAGTCTACGCGACTTTCCGTCAAGCTCTACAGATTCTACTACACCAATNTGCTTTTCTGGATCGTGATCCAGTAGCAGAGGGGCGCGACCACTAGCCAAGAATGACAAATCAATTGCACTCTCACTATGATCTAATACTTCCTTACCAAAAGAACGCTCTACAGGCTCTTCGCTTGATATTGCGATCCTAACAGTTCTCGAATCCTCGTCAATTGGAGACATATCCATTTCCATTGCGCGATGATGCACTTCTGCACCCTTACGCTCTTCGATCTCCTCAACAACCTCTTCGGAAACTTCCTCTGCGGCCTCAACAACAACCTCTTCGGAACGCTCTTCATCAGCGGATACGACAACCTCTTCTACTTCAACTTCGTTGTCCATTATTACAGCCTCTTCACTTCTATCATCATCAATTTGCCCCGCAATTCTGCGAGACCACGAAAATCCAGCATCTCCACCCCAAAGCGCCCAAGCTATTCTGCCTGCGGATGGATACCCTTCTTCACCGGGCCTAAATCCCTCTGCTTTCTTATCGACTTCATGTCTAGAAAAGAACGAATACATTCTCTTAACGGTACTAAATGACAGCTCTTTTCTGTTCTTAATATCCCTTGCACGGGCTACACCAACTTCTGTGCCGCCACGACCATGTTCTTTGCGCCACTCTAATCCTTTGTTGGCTTCTGATACCATTCCGTCACTAGGACGGGTGTTAATTTCCTTACCCTTGTACTTCGGCATCATCTTCACCAATTATATCAGGATCAACAGCATTTAGGTTTGCTCCAAACGGTTCAAGAGCATATTTAACACCAAACTGTTCAGCAGTATCTCTGTCTCTAGCAATCTGAGAGACTAGCTCTTCTACATCTTTACCGTACTGAGAAGCTACATCTTGCAGACTCACGATACCGTTCTTCATTCCCATAACGGCAGCAGTCATTTCTTTCTGTGGGTCTACCCAAGACCACGAGCGGCCTCTTACATGAACAGAGTTATAGAATCTATCAAACTGTCTAACAGGGATGCCAAAAGTATTTAGCTCCATTGCGCTGCTTAACCATGATCCAAAGATCGGGCAGATGAAGTGATCAATCATAAACTGCTGCAAGTTCTTATAGTTGTCACGCTCTTCTAACGCACCCTGACGGATAGAGCTGTAGCTAGTCGCCTCTAGGTCGCCAGATAGAGTCGGATATCCAACACCCATAGCAACCGAGATGCCACGCAATACTGACTTGTGGAACGGGTCGAACTCATTGTTTGGATACTGCGGGTCAAACGACTTAAAGTCTACGCCATTAGGTAGCTGGTGAAACGTACCTGGACTAGCGTCCATGATCGGCATGTTGCCATCTAGCTCATCAGCTACAAATCCATCTCCACCCGGAGAGGTAAAGAAGCCCATCTTAGATGCGCCGACTCGCGCATTGACGATAGCAGCCTCTCTCAGCGCGCCTAACTGCTTTAGAGCAGCAATACTAGAAGATAACCAAGGCTCTCCACGAGTCTGACCGGCTCTATATGTCTTAAACAGGTGAATCATGCGATCAGCAGGGATTCTTATGTGTTTTGCTGACTTACCGGCGGTCGTATAGTCGTAATCGCCAGGATGGTAGGACAGAACGTGATAAGCGACAGGCTTTTTGAACCGATCAAGCTCAACACCCATGCGAATCTCGTTGCCATTAGCTAACCGCTCGTTTTTCTGCTCATCAACTTGGTCTGGCTCGATAAACTCAATCGCAAACGAGTCTTTGAACGATGCACCACGATGTTTGACTATAAATACTTCGCCATCACGGGCTAAACCCTCAATTGCCAGCTTTTGTGCGTCAATCCAGGTCATTTTGCCGTCTACAGTGGGATTTCCAAGTATTCCCCACGACTTAAACGCCATTTCTACGCGCTGATTTCCGTCTGTATCCAGCTTTCCTACACTGTCATAAGCCTTACTTTGGACGTTAAATCCTTTGTCGCCAACAACATTATTCTTCAATAAGTCCAAATATCTACGGACATATTCGTTATTTCTAGCCAAATCACGCGATCTAGCTCGCAAATTCCTCAGTGCTGGGCGTAATTCTGTGTCAGCACTAGCCTCAGATGCCTTAAAGTCGCTAAACAGGTAACCTTGGTTATTTGCTGCGTAAGCTCTCTTAAATACTTGCTTAGTAGGTGCCTTCTTAGGCTTGAGGAAATCAAAAAGTGCCATTTAGAATTTCACCTGTATTGTTGACGCGCCTTTACGACCATTCTTCAAGTCTTTATTGTTCTGCTCCCTAGTAACTTCCCCTCGATAGAAAGTCCGAGCATCTTGCAGCTCTTGGAACGACAATTTAGTCAGAGATCGGCCTGCGATAGAATAACTGGATACATCTGAGTCGGCTTTGCCAGATAACAATGACTCAATCTTAGAAACCATAATCTCCGAGTGAGATCGGGTATCTGAAGTAGATGTGCTGATATTTGCCAGAACCTCTAAGTTACCCTGGTTGACTACAACCTGAGAACTATCAGAGTTCCTGATTATCTTTAGCTGCCAAGAATATTGGCCTTTAGTAAATCCTGCGCTGTCGGCGCTAGATATTGTGTAGAGATAGTGGGTAGTTTGACCTGTTGCTGTAACACTAATCTCATTTGAACCGCCAGATGTCGGGCGAGCTATAAAACTAGATGTGTATGCATCCGTTGGATA